CGCCCGGAGCTGCTCGCAGGCCAGGCGCTGTGACGAGTGCGGATCCGCCAACACCGGCAGACACGCCCGGAGCTGCTCGCAGGCCAGGCGCTGTGACGAGTGCGGATCCGCCAACACCGGCAGCCACGCCCGGAGCTGCTCGCGGTTCACGGGTGGACCTCGTTGTCGGGCATGTGGAAACCACCCGCGGTCGAGGCGTCATCGTCGCGGTGAGTGCCCCACCGCAAGGAGGGCCGCGTGACGAGTGCGTCAAGCGTGACCGGGAGGGGGCGTCCGTGAGGATCACGTGCCCGCACTGTGGCTCCCTGGCCTATGTGAGCGGTGTATGCGTGGAGAACGGTTGCCGGGACCCGCGCCCCGTGCGCCGACGCCAGCGTGCCATCCGGTCCTGCGCGCACCGTGAGTGGACGCGCGGGCCCCGGCGATACATCGGAGGTGAGTATCGGCGCGCGGACCGCTGCAAGGCCTGCGGCCTGCGGCGCGAGGTTGAAGACGACCAGGAGGACACGCCGGTGGCGGGCAGCGACAGGAGGTCATGAGGGTGGCAAAGAACGTCTTCACGTCGGAGGCGAAGATCCTCGGGGTGAAGCTGAAGACAGGGCCTGAACGCTCCTACGAGCGTCCGCCAGGCAACAAGTTGGAGATCGCGTTCGAGGTGGAGCTCCCGTGGTCGATCCCCATCAACAGCTACAAGCAGTGGCAGGACGATTACCGCGACGGCCCCCCATCGCAGCTCTTACGCCGGCTCACAACACTCGACAACCAGCTGAAGAATCGCGCTGCGCCAAAGAGCGGCGCAGGCAAGAAGGCAGGCAAGAACGCCGCACCCAACAGCGACGTCGAACTGGAGTTGCAGCGCCGCGAGCTGCTCAAGGAGTTGCAGGCGGCCTACGAGAAGTACCAGGCGCGCGTGAAGCGTCACAACGAGCGCGCTGCGGCGGCTGCCAACCACGCCGGGCTCTACATGGCGCTCGGCGGGCAGCTGGTGCGCCTCACGCTCTCGCCGATCCAGCGTGGGTTCGATGGCATGCTGGCCCTCCCCATGCCGGAGGCGATCGAGGACCCCGACGCCTCCGACGACCGCGATGACATCGAGGCTGACGACCGCAACGAATACGACGACGATGGCGGCGATGGCGATGAGGCGTAGTGTCCGGGACCTGCGCACGTCGCTGTGCCACTGCGGCTTTCTGGTGGCGCACCACGCCCTCGACGTCGGCTTGATCATCGCCCAACACGTCGGGCGCGCCCACGCGGAATGGGTCTATACCCAGGCCGAGCTCGAGCGGCGGCGCCTGCTGCAGCAGCTGGCGAAGAGGACGAACTGAAATGCCGCGGCAGTACCAAGCGCCTAACGCCCTCCGCATGGACGCCAACGACGTTATCGCCGGGGAGATGACCGAGGAGCAGTTGCTCCGGAACATCGTCGATGCGGCGCGCAAGCTCGGCTGGGCCGAGTATCACACGCACGACAGCCGCAGCAGCCAGAGCGGCTTTCCGGACCTGGTGCTGGTCCGGAAAGCCGCCCACAACGGCGAGGGTCGCGGGCGGGTGATCTTCGCCGAGCTGAAGCGGCAGAACGGGAAGCTCACGGACGCGCAGCGCTGGTGGTTGGAGGCCCTGGCATCGGTGATGGCCGTGCGCGCCGGCGCCAGGAAGTCAGTCGAGGCGCATGTATGGCGGCCGCGCGACTGGCTGGAGGGCGAAGTGGAAGCGGCGCTGCGATGAGCCGCTGGTGCTGGCTGCGGGCCCACGTGTTCTGCGTCATGGCGTGGTGCGAATGCCGCTGTCACCGCGAGAAGGAGGCAGCATGATCGACGTGTCTCAGCCGGGCATATGCCGGGGATGCGGAACGCGCGTGTACTGGTGCGAGGAACGATCCGGGCGGCGGAATCCATACGACCGGCCCGAGGAGTGCCCCGAATGTCAGGGAGCAGGCTGCGATGTGAGTCTTCGTACCTGCGTGGTGTGCGCTGGAGAAGGCCGGATCCAGACATCTCATTTCGCCACCTGTCCGGAGGCCGCGCGCTTCCGGAGGCTGCGCGGAGGGACGGCGCGATGAACGCGGAGGAGTACGTGGCGGCCCACCCAAAGCGCCACCGCGTCGATCCGTTACTTGGCTTGATGCGGCAGTGTTCGCGCTGCGAGGAGTGGTGGCAGGCGACGCCGGACTTCTTCGTCCGGGGTCACAAGGGTGATCCCCTCGGGCTGCACAGCTGGTGCAAGGCCTGCACCACTGAGTACTCAGCCACGCGTCGGCTCTTCCAGCAGCGGATTGAGCACGCGCATGGCGGCCTGTTGCACCGGCACTTCGTGCGCGTGGCCGACGACGGTGCCATCGAGGAGCACGATCATCGATGACGGCCGGCCGCAGGAAGCGCGATCCTCTCGACCGGTACGACACGCCGCAGGAAGACGTGCAGCGCTTCTTGCGCGCGTGGCTGGCGGAGCTGTCCCCCAACTTATACACGGCCACATGGCGTGTCTGGGAGCCGGCTGCAGGGAGTGGGTCGATAGTGGCCGCGTTGCGCGAGGCGTTGCCCGGGGCCTGGATTATGGGCTCCGACATCGCGCCGCGCGGCGCCGCAGTCGTGCAACTTGACTTTTTCGGCTCCACGATGATCCAGGGGTGGGACCTGATCATCACGAACCCGCCGTACCGTCTCGCGGAGCAGTTTGTGCGGCACGCGCACAAGCTCGTCCGTGATGGCGGATTCGTGGTGATGCTGCTTCGCGCAGCCTTCCTCGAAGCGCGAGCGCGGCGCGCGTTCTGGCAGGAGTTCCCCCCCAGCCAGGTGTTCTTTCTCGAGCGCCGCCCGCGCTTTCGGGGGCCGAACACCGATGGCGGGACGGACACGGCGATGTACGCGTGGTTCGTCTGGCGGCGGCTGCCTCAAGGACCGCGCGCGTTCGAGGGATATCGCATCTGACCAACGGCGGCGGGGCCGGCGGGTACATGAGGACGAATGGAAGGGGTGACTCCTGGATGCCATGCCTACTCTGAATGATCGGGCTGTAGCGGCCGTCTGGGTCGCAACAAGACTAGTCCTCCGGTATCACGAGAAACACGGCGCGGAGGATCCGGATCCGTTTGAGATCGCCGGAGTGCTCCTGCTGATCATGGCGGCGCAGCTGCGCGCTGACCGTGAGTGGGTCGAGACGCTGCTGACTGACCTGGCGGATCAGATCCCCCCCAGGCTTGACCTCCGGAGACTCCTGGACCAGGAATTGGCTCTCGTTGTTGCTGAGAAGGAGTCCGAATGATCCACCTGGTGCGGTCCGCGCTCGTCGTGCCATGACCGCGGAGATCTGGATCTACTGCCGGTTCTGCGACCGAAGCGCGCCGCTAGCGGAGTTTGTGAGGATGTTGCACGAGACGCCGGTGTCGAGCGGTGGCACGGTTGTCGGCTGGGTCGCCGTGCTGCGGCATCGCGAGTGCCGGACGGCGACGGCAGTGCCGGTTCGGGTAGACTGAGGGCGCGGCGCAGGGCGACGCGGACCAAGGTGATTGAGCGGATGCCACCGCAGTTCCGGGGACCCGGGGCGCGGTGGTTTCGTTGTAGCGGAGGGGGTAGATGACGCGACGCGCATTGAGGCCATGCACACGGTCTCCGCACTGTCCGTACGTGCAGCCATGCCCTGTGCATGTAGCTGCTGCACGGCCGGCGCGACCGGAGCGTGTCAGCTGGCCCGCGGCCACCCTCAATCCTCATCGCCTCCGGGGTCGGCGCTGGCAGGCAACACGCCGCCGCATCCTCGAGCGCGATAGTTACCAGTGTCAGCTGCGGATCGCCTGCGCCGGTCGTGTTGTCTCGCTCCGTGAGGGCGTTATCGATCACCGCGTGAACCTTGCCGCTGGTGGAACGAACGACGACGACAATCTGCGCGCGGCCTGTCGGCCATGCAACGACGCCAAGCGCCGGATCGAAGCGCGTGATAGCGCTGTGCTTCGCCGCAATCGGAGGCAGATGCTTGCCGCTGAGGGAGGGGTGGGTGAAAAGTTCGCGCCGCCGCACGGGAACCCGGCTGGCGCCCAAAACCCGCACGGTGTCGAAATTGGCGATCCGAAAATGGTGGCCGGTGCTATGGAGAACGCGCACACGCGCGCGCACACGCGCGCGGACCGTTGAGCGGACGGATGCGAGGTCGGAAGAAAGAACCCACGCGATTGCATGCGATCAAGGGGACTGATCGCGCGGACCGGCACGCCCAGGAGCCGCGGCCGTCGCGTCCGCCGCGACGCCCGGGCTGGCTCGACGGACGCACCCGAGCTGGTCGGCTCTGGCGGGAGCTCGCGGACCTCCTGACAGACATGGGGATCATGACCGCCGCCGACGAGCAGCTGATCGCCTTGGGCGCGGACCGCCTGGCGGACTACGTCCGGGCGAGCCTCTACCTGCGCGAGCACGGTGACACCTACGAGTCCTACGTGATGGTCGACGGCGAAGACGGCGAGCGAGCCGTCGCGCGAAAGATGCGCCGTCCGAACCCGGAAGTGGCCATGAAGCAGGCGGCGTTCAGGGACGTGATGAAGGTGCTCAGCGAGGTCGGCATGACGCCGACCGCGCGGGCGCGTCTGAAGGCCGCGCCGGATCGCGTGCCGGACGAGCTGGAGGACTTCCTCCGGAAAGGTCGGACCGCATGAGCGCCCCCGCTACCGTGCGCCGCCGCCCTCCGTCGCGGCGGACGGATCCCGTCACGGCCTATGCCCGCGATGTCGTGCGCGGAAAGGTCCTCGCTGGCTGGCGGGTCCGCAGGGCGTGCGAGCGCCATCTGCGCGATCTTGATGCAGGCGCGGCGCGGGGGCTGCGGTTCGACGCCGAGATGGCCGAGCGGGCGATCAGCTTTTTCCCCAGGGTCCTGCGCCTGGCGGAGGGTGAGTTCGCCGGCAAGCCGTTCGTCCTGCAGCCGTGGCAGGCATTTATCATCGGCTCCCTGTTCGGCTGGCTGCGCGCGGATGGGACGCGCCGTTTCCGCGAGGCCTACGTGGAGGCGGGGAAAGGCAGCGGCAAGACGCCCCTGGTGGCCGGTACCGGCCTCTACGGGCTCACCGCGGACGGCGAGCCAGGCGCGGAGATCTACAGCGCCGCCACCAAACTCGAGCAGGCGAAGATCCTCTTTGGCGACGCGGAGAAGATGGTCCGCGCGTCCCCGGCGCTGGCCGCGCGCATGACGATCACGGCGAACAATATCGCTTATCTCGCGGCCGGGTCGTTCTTCCGCGCGATTTCGTCCGAGAAGCGCGGGCTGGACGGCCCGCGCGTCCACATGGGGCTCATTGACGAGATCCACGAGCACCCGGACGACGTCGTCGTCGAGAAGATCAAGAAGGGCCGGAAGGGACGGCGGCAGCCGTTGATCTTCATGATCACCAACTCCGGGTACGACCGGCACACTGTGTGCTGGCACTACCACGAGTACGGCGAGAAGGTGCTCACCGGCATCATCGAAAACGATGAGTTCTTCGCCTACATCTGCGGGCTCGACCCGTGCGAGGCATGCTGGAACGGCGGCGCCACGCAGCCGAAGGACGGCTGCCAGGACTGCGACGACTGGCGCGACGAGTCTGTATGGCTGAAGGCGAACCCAAATCTCGGCGTCAGCTTGCCGTGGGACTATCTCCGCCAGGAGGTCTTACAGGCCCAGGAGCTGCCGCACAAGCGCAACATCACCCTGCGGCTGAACTTTTGCATCTGGACCGAACAGGCGTCGCTGTGGCTCCCGCTCGACAAGTGGGACGCCGGCGCGGCCGAAGGGATCTGGGATGATGCCGGCGCCATGTACGTGGAGCGGCTGCAGGGCCGGAGCTGTTACGGCGGCCTCGATCTTTCGAGCAAAATCGACCTGACGGCCTTCGTGCTGCGCTTCGCGCCGGACGAGGAGGGCAAGGTCGACGTCCTCGAATGGTTCTGGTGCCCGGAGGAGACGATCGCGCAGCGCGCGCAGCGGGACCAGGCGCCGTACGACCAGTGGGTGCGCGACGGATGGCTGTACGCCACGCCGGGGCCGGTGGTCGATTACGATGCCGTACGGTCGTTCGTGGAAGCGGTCAGCGCGTACTACCAGGTCGAGGAGATCGGTTTCGACCCGTGGAACGCCACGCAGATCGCGACGCAATTGATAGAGCGCGGCGCCCGTATGATCGAGGTGCGTCAGGGGTATTACTCGCTGTCGGAAGCATCGAAGGCATGGGAGGCGCTGATCGTCTCAGGGCGGGAGCGGCACCGCAATCATCCGGTGATGCGATGGATGATCTCCAACCTTTCGCGCGAGGAGGATCCCGCGGGGAACATCAAGCCGTCGAAGGCGCGCAGCCGCGACCGCATCGACGGCCCCGTCGCCCGGATCATCGCCGAAACGCGCGCGATGGTCGCGACGGCGGCCAAGCCACGGGGGATTTCGGTGTACATACCTGGCGGGGGGGCATGACGCAGGAGGCTGCATGGCGATCGTGAAGGCGATCAGGCGCGGGGCGGCCGCCGCCGGCGGGGTGCTCGACGCGGAGGACCGCGCAGTGCTGGGCCAGCTGATCGTGTGGGCGCTGCTGATCGCCTTCATCGCGATAGTCATGGCTTTCAGCGCCGGGGCGGCGGTCCTCGTCTTTCGAACGACGACAGGGCTGTAGGAGGGAAGCCGACATGGGGCTGGTCGCCAAGTCTGTAAAAAATGCGTTCACGATCACCGGGCGGAGCGCACCGTTCCCGGCCTTTAGCGGTACGACCGGGCAGATCCTGCATTACGGAGGGGCGCTCACCAAGTCCGGGCAGCAGGTCGACGAGCAGGGCGCGTTGCGCGTGGCGGCGATCTGGATCGCCAACACCATTCTGGCCGACGAGATCGCCTCGTTGGTCATGCGCTTGGTGCTCAAGGACGACCGCGATCGCGTGCCGCAGCAGCCGATGGCGGCGCGGGCGCTCTGGAGTGACAACCCGAACCCGGACCAAACCCGCTTCGGCGTCGAGGCCACAGAGACGTTGAGCATGTGCCTGTGGGGTGCGTCCTACTCGTACCTGGGGTGGACGCGCTCAGGCGAGCTGGGCGTCCGCTGGCCGCTCGACCCGAGCGGCGTCACGCTCGAGCGGACCGCGTACGGCGGCATCCGGCTACAAGCTCGCGGCCAGGGCGAGCTCGTGAACGAGCCGGACGAGCGTCCGCAGTTTGAGTACGTGCCGCTGTACACACTACCGGGCCAGCTGACGCCGGTATCCCCCGTCCGCATGGCCGCCGAGCTTGCCGGGCTGGCGCTCGCCTATGACGAGACGGCGGCCCGCCTGATGGGGCGCGGGATGAACCCGAGCGCCATCCTGACCTCGGGCGAGTACGTCGATCCGACGAACGCCGAGGAGATATCCAAGCGACTGGAAGGACTCTACGGCGGCACCGGCAACGCCGGGAAGGTCGCCGTGCTGGGGGGTAAAGACCTCAAGTTGGAGCGGATGACGATGAGCCTGGCGGACGCCGAGTTCGTGCGGCAAAACGATCGCGTCTTTCAGACGCTGCTGGCGATGTGGCGCGTGCCGCCGACGGTGGCCGGCATGGTCGATAAGCCGTCGACATGGGGCACGGGCGTGGCCGAGTTCTCCCGCGGCCTCGAACGTTTCACGCTCCGGCCGATCGTGCAGCGGCGACAGGCCGCGCACCAGAAGTACATCACCAGCTGGATCGACCCTGACCTGCAGGTGAAGTACATCTTCGACTCGTTACTGTCGGCATCGCCGAAAGAGCGCACGGATATCCAGGTCAAGCAGCTCATGGCGGGCATGACATCGCGCGAGCGGGTGCTCGCGCAGAACGACGAGGCTCCGTTTGCGGACGATGAGACCGTCTTCACGCAGCTAGCGCTGGCTGAGGAGGAAGACCGGCGGCTCGCCCGCCTGGCGCGGCAGGCGGATGCCTACGCCGCGCTCATCAGGGCGGGCGTGGAGCCCGATTCCGCGGCTGAGGCGACCGGGTTTGACCCCTCAGAGCTGCGTCACATCGGCGCCCTGCCCGTCACTGTGGCGGAGGATGCGTGAGCGAGGTCAGCACGGCTGCCTGCTGGCGGTGCAAGCGCAAGCTGTTTGAACTACGGCTTGCCGTCCGCATCACGCTGCCGCCGGGCGTCGTCGTGGAGCTCCCATGCGCTCGCTGTCGCGCGATGAATGCGGTCTCACTTGACAGGCTCCCCAGGGGGGTCGTAGCATTTGACAGGCTCCCCAGGGGGGTCGTAGCATTCGCCTAACCGAATAGCCGGAGATCGAGCGCCCCGCGACATCGAGCGCCCCTACTGTCGCAGCAGGGGCGCTTTTATTTGGACATCGAGACGCTGGCATCGCTCAAGCCGTACAACCGCGGCGCGCGCAAACAGCGCGAATGGTTCAGCGTGCGCAATCTGGCGACCGGCGAGGCCGAAGTGTTCATCTATGACTTCATCGGCTTCGACCCGTGGCTTGGAGGCGTTGCCGCGAAGGACTTCGTCGCCCAACTGCGGCGTACCGCCGCGCAAAAGATCCTGCTGCGTATCAACAGCCCCGGCGGCGACATCGCCGAGGCGGTGACGATCCGCAATGCGCTGATCGAGCATCCCGCCAGCATCGAGACTCACATTGACGGACTGGCGGCGTCCTCTGCCTCATGGGTGGGGCTCGCCGCCGAGAAGGTGATCATGTCGCCCCATGCGACGCTGATGATCCACGAGCCGTGGAACATCGTGATGGGCGACGCGCAGGCGATGCGCAAGGAGGCAGACGTCCTCGACAAGTTTGGCGACGAGATCGCCAGCATGCTCGTCGAGAAGGCCGGCGGCACGCGCGAGGAGTGGCGCGACCGCATGCGCGAGGAGACCTGGTACTCGGACCAGGAGGCCGTCGATGCCGGTCTGGCCGACGAGATCGCCGGCGCGCCTGCGGAGAGCGCGGAGAACCGCTACGACGCCGCCATCCTCGCGCTCTACCGACGCACGCCGTCGCACCTGACGGAGGGTGCAGCACATCCGTCGCCGTTGCAGCAGCAAGAAGCAGGCCCGCACCCCGAACTGGTGCAGGCCGCGCTGGAGCACTATCGGGAGCAGTCACGCCGGTTGGGCGTGGCCGTGTAGGAGGGGAACATGCCGTTCGCGATCAACATCGAGCGTGACGAAGACATCGCCGCGCTGACGGCCAACGACATCGAGAGAGCGATCGACGAGCGCAATCAGTCGCTGCACGAAATCTTCGCGCAGGCGGGCGCCAATCTCGACCACACGAAGGTGACCGCCGTCTCAGTGAGGGACGGCGCCGAGCTGGCGCAACAGATCCGCCACCGCAACGAGGAGATCACCAAGCTCGCCAAGCGCCGCGACGAGCTGGCCGAGATCGAGAAGATCCGGCGTCAGACCGAAGAGCGGCGCAACGAGCCGTCCGGTCCGGACCCGCGGCAGTTCGCGCCGGGCTCCGGACCGTCGCCGACGCAGCCGGTCCGGCAGATGCAGAACCTCGGCCACCTGGTCACGCGCAACGAGAGGTACGCCGCCTGGGCGCAGGAGGGCGCGCCCTCCGGGACGGGTCTGAGCTTCTCGTTCGACAAGATGCGCCCCTCCGACGTCCTCGCCTCGGCCGCGTACGTGCGCACGCTGCGCAACACGCTATTCGAGACGACGGCCGGGTGGGCGCCGGAGTCGATCCGTGTGCCTGGACTCGTCGTCGAAGCCGTCACGCGGCCGCTGCAGCTCCTCGACATCATCCCTCTCGCGGAGACGTCGATGGAGAAGGTCGTGTACATGGAGGAGACGACGCGCACGCACGCGGCCGCGGAAAAGGCGGAGGGGGCGGCGTACGCCGAGTCGACCTTCGTCCTGACGGAGAAGGAGTCGAGCGTGCGCAAGATCACCGACTCCATCCCGGTCACGGACGAGCAGCTGGCCGACGTCGCGCAGGTTGAGAGCTATCTGAATTCGCGCCTCGTCTTCGGGCTCAGGCAGCGTCTGGACTCGCAGGTACTCGTCGGCAACGGCACGGCGCCGAACCTGCGCGGCATCAAGAACGTCGCCGGCATCCAGACGCAGGCGCTGGGCGGGGACAACCGGCCAGACGCCTTCTTCAAGGCGATGACGAAGATTCGCGTCACCGGACGGGCGATGCCGACGCACCACCTGGTCCACCCGGATGACTGGCAGGAGATCCGCCTGCTGAAGACGACGGACGGCGCTTACCTCTGGGGACCGCCGTCCGAGGCGGGCCCGGAACGGATGTGGGGGCTGCCGGTGGTCCAGCAGGACGCCGACGCCGCGGGCACAGGCTATGTGGGCTCGTTCCAGCCGGCGTGGATCAGCTTGTTCGAGCGCGCCGGCGTCGACGTCCAGGTCGGATTCATCGGCGACCAGTTCGTGCAGGGCAAGCGCACGATTCGCGCGGACATGCGGTTCGCGTTCGTCGTGTTCCGCCCGGCGGCGTTCTGCACGGTCACGGGCATCTAGGAGCTACGGGGCGACGCGTGGCCGGCGACGGCCGGCCACGCGGGCCAGGAGGACAATCATGCCGCTCGAGAGCGATCCGGTACCTGGGCAGACGAGTATCGCGGCGCCCGCGCGGATCCTGAAGCGTGACGTCGTGGTCAGCTCGGCCGAGCTGCTCGCGCTGAACGCCACGCCGAAGGAGATCGTGCCCGCGCCGGGTGCGGGGCTGGCGCTCGTCTTCGAAGGCGCCGTTATCCACAAGCCGGCGGGGACCGCGTACGGCGGCATCGCGGCGGGTGAGGACCTGTCGGTGAAGTACACGAACGGCGCCGGGCTCGAGGTCGCGCAGTGTGAGACGACAGGGTTCCTGGACCAGGCGACAGACCAAACGCGATATGTCCGGCCGCACACTGCAGCCTCGCTCAACAGCGCGTTAGTGCCCACGGCTAACGCGGCGCTCGTGCTGCACATGCTTGTCGGTGAGATCACGTCCGGTGATTCCCCGTTGCACGTGCGGTTCTTCTTCCGCGTGGTGCCGGCATCCGGGTTCGCATAGGGAGGAATCAACCATGGGTGATGGCCTGAGGATCGAGACGCTTCGCCGGCCGGCCGAAGGTGGCATCTACACCTCGCCGGCGCGGCTGTTCCTGACGGCAGACCGCAGCCGGGTGGTCGCGGAGGACGACCCTGAAGCGGCATGGCTACTTGTCGGCGAGGGGTGCGAGCTGCCCGCCGAAGAGGCCGCGCGCTACGGGCTCGTGGCGGAGGAGCGGACACCGCCCGCAGCGGCGGCGCCGCCGACGGAGGAGAAGTCCAAGAAGGGCAAGAAGTAGGCGGGCGATGCGAGATGGCCGAGGACCACGAGCACGACTGCGTACATGTCGATGACCGAGAGCGAGGGTAGTAGCCATCCCGATCACCGACGCCTATGCAACGGCCGCGGAGTACCGCACGGCGATCAGCCACTCGGACACGTCGCAGGACGCTGACATCCTGCAGGACCTGACGGCCGTCACGCGCTATCTGGAGCGCAAGCTCGGGCGCACGTTCAATCGCGACGCCGCGCCGACGGCCCGGGTCTACATGCCACTGATGCGGGATGCGGTCATCTACGTCGAGGATCTGGTGAGCGCCGCAACGATCAAAATCGACGAGGATCAGGACGGGGACTTCAGCGATGAGACGGCGCTCGCGGCGAGTGACTACGAGCTGATCCCGCGCAGCGCGCCGTACGGTTCAGAGCCGCGGCCATACACGGCGATCGAGCTGACCACCTGGGGTACGAAGGGCTGCTTCGTCCCGGGGGCGCGCGTCGAGGTGACGGGTGTGCATGGCTGGCCGTCCGTACCGGCGGCGATCAAGCGCGCCTGCATTCAGCTGACGGCGATCCTGCGGTTGGACTCGCCGCGGGCGCAGCGCCAGGTGACCGACCTCGGCCAGGTCGTCGAGATGAGCCCGCAGGGCGCGGGAATCGTGCGCGACCTGATCCGCGAGGGGTACCGAAGGGTGGTGATCTAATGGCAGCGCGGTTCGACGTCGAGGTACAGGCGCGTGGAGCGCTGCGCTATTACGAATTCCTCGACCAGCGCGCCCGCGCGGCGTTGCGGGAAGACCTCATCGACCATCTGAACACACGCTTCGTGCGTCAGGGAAAGGGGCTGGGAGCGCAGCGCAATATCGTGGTACGGATAGTCCGGGTGCTGCCCGGTCCCAATCCCGAGGTGACGCTCGACATGAGTTCCTCGCGCATCCCGCCGCGCACGACCGGCAATGCCTGGATTGGCAAGTCGATCGCCATCACGAAATCCATGGCGCCCAGGGTGCTCAGGAAGGCCTTGCTGCGGATGGTGGGGGCAGCATGACAACGTGGTCCGCCGCGCGCGACGCCATCGCCGCCATTCTCGACAGCGTGGCGATCACCGTGCCGGTCGCCACGAGCATCAAGCGTGTCTACACGTATCGAACGGGGGCCGAGACAGAGTTCCCGTGCGTCGTGATCTCAAGCCCGCCGGCGAAGCGCGTGGAGCGCGGCCCGGGAGGATACCGCGCCAAGACGTACGACGTCGATCTGCATCTCATGGTGCGCGACGCTGAGATCGCGCGCGCGGCGGACATCCTGGATGCGTTCGAGGAGGCGATCATCGATGCCTTCGACAATGCTGTGGCGCTCAATTTTGCCGCCAGTGGCTACATGCTGCTGAGCGGGCCGGATTGGATCGCGGTCGGCGAGCCCGCGCCGCGGCAAGGCTCGGCGATACCCGTGAGCAGCGCGCACGGCGTACTGACGCTCCGGGCGACCGAAGCAAAGAATTACATCGGATGAGGAGGTCGAGATGGCGCTGAGGTACCGCTACGTGGGCGAGGGGGCGTTCCTGCCGGGCGTCCCGGCGCGGGATATCACTGATGAGGATATGTCCGAGCTGGAGGATCCGGCGCGGGCGATCCTCGCGGAACACATGCAGCTCGAAGAGGGCCGCATCTATGAAGCCGTCGTCAACCCGTCGAGGGGGAGGCCAGGGCCTGCCGGTCTCCCCGTCTCGACGGGGCCGGGCCGGCCCAGCGAGGAGGAGTAACCCATGCCGTCAGGCGTCCGGGATCTTGGTATTACCCAACTGGGCCGTGAGACGACGAAGGGGACCGCCGTAGCGGCGACGACACGCTGGGTCGGGCTCACCACCTTCGACCCCGAGGAGCCGCGCCTGTACCCGCAGATTCAGAACGGTCTGCTGTTGCAGAACAAGGCGAGCGCGCCTATCGCCAAGAAGATGACGCGCTTCACGCTCGAGGCGGATCTGACCTTCGAGCAGTTACTGCACGTCCTGAACATGTGCGTCATGGGGCTGACGACCGGTACGGGTGCTGGTGCAGATAAGACGTGGACGTTCAATCCGTCGTTCGCGGCGGACCCGGGTTTGAATTCATTCACCATCCAGAAGCGATTGACGGATGGCTCCACAAACTGGGACGAACGCATCGCCTACGCGATGGGGTCATCGTTGGAGATCGGCGGTGCGATCGGCGAGAACGCGAAGCTCTCGATGGAGGGCTTCGGACGGCCGATCGAGCTGGCCACCGCGATCACCCCGGCGATCGCGGTGCCGACCGTGAACTTCGTGCCGGTCAGCCTGTTCAAGGTCTACATCGACGACACGTTTGCCGGGCTGGGCACGACGCAGATCCTTGGGAGCCTGCACGGATTCCGCCTCCGGTTCGACGCGATGGCGCAGCCGAAGGATTACATCGACGGCCGGCCCGACCTTTCGTTTTCGAGCCACGGCGTCAAGGCCGCCTACTTCACGCTTGAGTTGCAGGGAGAGTTCCAGGCGCAGATCGAGACCGAACGGACGAAGGCGCGCTCGGCGAGCAAGCGCTACGTCCGCCTGGAGGCTGTCGGTCCGGCGCTGGGGGGCTCAAACTACAAGATCACGATAGACCTGTGCTGCGGATACGAGCAGGGGGTCTTCGATTCGAACGGCGAGCGCGAGGGCAATGATGCCGTGACGCTCTCGCTCGTACAGGATTACGATCCGACGCCGCCGCTCGCCGCCAAGTTCACGGTGGTGAACGCGCTGAGCAGTCTGCCATAATGGGGCTAGCGCACTGTGGCGGGATGCTGCCGGGGGCACGCACCTCGCCACCAGGACCGCCGCCGGGCGTGCCCGCCGCAGTGCTGGCCAGGAATCGGATGCTCGACCTTGCGTGTCCGGTCTGTGGAACCCTGGTGCTGCGTATCGACACCGGGTCCGGGATGGCGCGCGTTGACCCCCCCATCGTCTTCGCGGCGCGGTGCCGCAACCGGCGGCCGGGAGCCTGTCGGCGACCGCTGATCACGTGGGAAGTGACGTACCGCGGCCGGGTCGCTGTGCGCAGGCTTGACAGCCTCGCGACGGCGGCGGTAGCATCGCCATAGCTCTTTCTGTCACCGACTGCGTGACTCGCCCGAGCGATCGGCGAGTCACGTTTTTGTTGCGCTGGGAGACAGAACATGAGCGAACTGCAATTTTCTTCTGACTTCTTCGACGACGGTTCCGAGATCGCCAGGATCACGTTTTCGGGCGGTGCTTGGGTTGACGTGCGCAAGCACCTGACGGTGGCTGAGCGCAACGAGATGATGCAGGAGGCGCGGCGCCTGCACTCGCGCCGCGAGATCGATCCCAGGACCCGTCAGGGCAACGTCGTCCAGATCCAGGAGTTCGATCTGGTGGCGATGCGCATGGCGTTGCTCAAGGCGATCATCGTCGCCTGGTCGTCATCGCGGCCGGTGAATGACGAGAACATCGCGGCGATGCCGGAGCCCATGGCGGTGCGCATCCAGGCGCAGTACGACCGCTGGAACCCGGAAGAGGACAGCGAGGAGGGAAAAGCCTCCGCGCCCGCCTCCGCGGCCACTTCGGTGTCGGGCGCGGGCGTCTTCCCGATGAGCTCGGTTGGATAGCCGAGGCGCGGGGGCTGCGGCGGGATGGCATCATTGCGGGCCTTTATCCGAACTACGGCGACATTCCCGAGCATCGGCTGGTGCAGTGGCGCATCTATGCAGAGGAGCGCGGTAAAGCGGAGCTGGAGGCTGAGCGGGAAGCGGAACGTAAACGCCGTCGGCGTTGAGCGCGGAAGAGGCGGCTAGGTGGCGCTCACCAAGCAGGAGGTCCAGCTCCTCATCCGCGCTCAGGCGGATATCGAACGCGCTCGGCGCGAGATCAATGGTTTCTTGCGCGGACTTCCGAAAGAGGCGGCCGCCGCCGGCGCAGCTTCCAGCGCTGCGCTGTCAAGGTCGTTCAGCGGCGTCGGCTCAAGCCTCACGGCTGCCGGCCAGTCCCTCTCCCTCGGGCTCACGCTCCCCATCGTCGGCGCCGGCGTTGCCATCGCGAAGCTCTCCAACGACTTCGATCAGAGCATGTCACTGATCCGGGGACTGGTGGGCGCGAGCGCTGAACAGGTTGCCGCGTGGCGCGAGGAGATCCTCGCGCTTGCGCCAGAAGTGGTGAAGAGTCCCAAGGAGCTCGCGGACGCGCTCTACTTTGTCGCGTCGGCGGGGGTGGACGCCGAGCAGGCGATGAGCGTCGTCGAGGCCTCGGCGAAGGCGGCGACGGCTGGGCTCGGCGATACGCAGGTAATCGCGAACGCTGTGACATCGGTCATGAACGCCTACGGCGCATCCAACATTAGCGCCGCCGAGGCCACCTCGATTCTCGTGGCGACGGTGCGGGAGGGGAAGGCCGAGGCACCGGAGCTGGCCGCGGCCATTGGCCGCGTGATCCCGATCGCCGCGCAGATGGGCGTGTCCTTCGATCAGGTGGGCGGCGCGCTTGCGGCGATGACCCAGCTGGGGCTGGACACGGATGAGGCTGTGACCGCGCTCCGAGGCGTCCTCACGCAGATTCTCAGTCCTACCGCTGAAGCGAAAGAAGCGCTCAAGGAATATGGCCTGACGGCGGAAGGCCTGCGCATGCAGGTGCAGGACGAAGGGCTGCTGGCGGCACTCACCACGCTGAGCACGACGTTTGGCGGTAACAGCGAGGCGCTGAGCAAGGTCTTCCCCGAGATTCGTGGGCTCGTCGGTTTTCTCAGCATCATGGGTGAGAACGCGGGTACTGCGCAGCAGATTTTTGCGGACCTTGCGGCGACGACGGAGCAGGACCTCGCAAGCGCGTTCGACGCGGCGACGCAACGCGCTGATCACGGATTCCGGCAAGCGCTCATTGAGCTTCAGGTTGCGGCGATCCGGTTGGGTGATACGCTCGCGCCGATCATCATGGATGTCATCATCCCCGCAATCGATGCCGGTGTTGTAGTGGTCGAGCAGCTGGTCGCGCAATTCTCGGCGCTGCCCGGCCCGGTGCAAGGCGGCATTGTTGCCTTTGTGGCGCTCATGGCGTTGCTAGGACCGCTGCTGATGGTGCTGGGCTCAGTAGCGAGCGGCATCGGCGCGCTGATCACCTTGGCCCCGCTGCTCGGCGCGGCGTTCACGCTGGCGACCGGCCCGGTCGGGCTGTTGGTGATCGCATTGGCCGGAGTGACGGCTGCGGCGTTCCTGATGTGGAAGAACTGGGATAGCATCTGGCCCCGCCTGAAAGAAGCGCCGGTCGCGATTTTCAACTGGCTCCGAGACAACTGGCTGAACGCGCTCATCTTTCTGTTCGTTCCAGGCGGGCCGCTCATCGTGCTCTTCAAGAACTGGGATAGCATCTGGCGCATGATGCCGGGGCCGGTGCAGACCGCTATGAACGCCGTGGCGGGCATCGTTGAGGCGATCGTGAACGGCATCGTGGCGACGTTCGAGCGGGGCGTCAACCTCGTCATCTCCGCGATCAACGACATCCTGGCCGCGGCGCGGAAGGTGGACAACATGCTGCCTGAGGCGCTCTCGCCATGGGACGTGCCGGGCGACATCAGCCCCATCAGCATCGAACGAGTCAACTTTACGAACCGCAGCGCGGGACCAGGGTTCGGCGGCGCGCTGCGCGAGGTGTTCACCGCAGCAAGCGACGGGCTGGCGACGCTGCGTGGCGCCAGCCTCGGCGCGTCGGAGGGACTAGGCGCGCTCAATCCCCAGCTCGGTGGCGGCGGCGGTGGCGGGGGCGCGGGGGGTGCCGGTGGTGGCGGGGGTGGCCTCGCCGCTAACAGCCTGGCCGCCGCAGACGGCCTCGCGGCGCTCAACGGCGCCTTTCAGGACTGGCTCCTGCTCAACCCGGGCGGCACGATTGAGGAGTTCGTGGCGCGGCTGGAGCTCGCGCAGGAAGGCCTGCTCGGGGCAGGCAGTGGCGCGCAACAGGCGGCGGCGGATGCCTTCCGTGCCCGGGTGGAGCTGCATAAGCTCGCGCTCGTCCTCGGGGAACGTGGGATCAGCGCGGAGGCGTTCATCGCCCAGCAGTTCCTGACCCGCGTGCGTGACAACTTCGCGGACGCGGGCGTCGCGATCAACGATGGGCTTCTTCACATCCTGAGCGCGGCGCGGGACTTCTCGGTGGACATGATCCGAATCGCGAATGCACTGCTCGAGCGAGGCCGTGACCTTGCGCGTGCGCGGGGCGAGCCGATCAACTCCGTCGCGTTCCTCAACGTCGATCTGCCGGGCGGCGACCGCATATCGATTGGCGGCAACCTGACGGACGAAGGGTTGCGGCGCATCGAGGAGCGGCACGGCGTCGATATCCCTGACGAGGCGATCACACGCCACGAGCCATCGCCACGCATCCCGCGCGGGTTCAGCAGCTCGCAGCAGCAGATGGTCGTGAACAACTACGCGCCGATCACCGTGCATACGCAACTGGGAGTAGAGGACGCACTGAACCAGATCGGTGACCAGCTGAGGTGACGTGATGGCCGGCTACCGGATGAAGGTGCTTTCGTTCGATGGCGACGCTGCGATCGCCGAGGGCGGCGCCGACTACAACGCTTACTTCGAGGCGGACGGTGACCCGCTCGCCACGTACGAGCAGGACCCGGTAGTGGCCGAGGTGGCGCGCGACCATCCGCGGTATGTTCGCGCGCAGCCGAGGGCAAAGCTCCTCGGCATGACGATCGAGCTGCGCAACCTCGACCAGGCGAAGATCGACGCCCTCAAGCAGAAGTTCACGCAGCGAGATGACACAGAGAAATATCTCGTCGTAGAGGACGGCAGCGGCACGCAGCGGCGTCTGGCGGTCGCCGTGCTCGGGCTTGTCACCAAGGAGCCCCCGGCGGTGTTCACGGCGGTGCTGTTTGCCGCCAGGGCGGTCTGGGAATCGATCGCCGAGACCGACGGGACGAAGACGGTAACGGCGTCGCCGACGTCATTCACGACCACGCCCGATGGCGGCGATGCGACGGCGCCGACGAACAGCGGGAGCAACATCGTCCGTCCGCGCGTGACGATCACCCCGCAGGCGTACAAAAACGTCAACAACAGCCCCCGCTACATGCGCCATGTGGCCATCGCAAACCGGTCCCCGCTCGCGCTCAATGATGCGTTTGGCAACGGGTGGCCTGTCGACATCACGAATGGGGGATGGGATGTGGACAGCCTGATCAACGCATCGCCGCCGCGCCTGCATCCGCAGGGCTACGACGTGCGTGTGCTCGTCGACGGGATCGAGGTCGAGCGGTATCTGTCCAACTGGGGAGCTGGGTTCTGGAACGACGCCGGCGATCCCCCCTCCACGAATCCCGGCAATCCGTTCTCGACGTTCGACACGTTTCTGCCGGGTGCCGCCTGGCACGGGCAGGCCTTCATGTTCCCAGGCTGCTCAGAAAAGGAACAGCTCACCGTCGCCTCCGTCCGCCTTTGGTTGCGCAAGGTGGGCGCGCCGACGGGCAACCTGAACATCGAGATCTGCGCCGACAACGGCAACAAGCCGGGCACGGTGCTGCACACGGCGCAGTCGCTGGATGTCTCGACGCTAACTACATCGTTCGCAGAGCGGACGCTCACCTTCGCGGCGGCGCCGGTGCTCACAGCCAAGACAAAGTACTGGCTGGTCATCAAGCCGCCGACCGGCGGGACGCACAACAGCACGAACTACGTGGAGATGCTCGGCGAGGTGGGGCAGTACGAGGGGGACTATTTCGCGGCGCACTCACATGACGGCGGCACGACCTGGTACGTGGGCGTATCGCTCCTGGCCCTGTTCGGCTCAACCGAGCATTCGGCGATGGCCGGGATCACAAACATCAGATTCAAGGTACTGGTCAGCGGTGACGCGAAGATCTGGGTTCCGGCTCCGCTGGCGTCAGGCGTAAGATTGACGCTGGCGCAACAGATGAACGAATCCTCGTCGTCGGTCATCATCGCTGAGCATGAGGGGCATGTCAGGCTACCTGACGCGGGGTGGCTGCTGATCGATACCGAGTGGATACGATACCGCACGAAGACGGGGACGCGGGCACTCGCCTCATTGCTTCGGGGATGTGGCGGCACAACCGCGGCCGCCCACCTGGCCGGCGCCGCCATCCACGCGGTCGATCACATGGTCCAGGTGGTGTATGGCCAGGAGGCTGGCAACGCGAAGCCCGAGACGGAGCCGGACGAGCTGGCGCCTGCGATTGATGGTGTGGCGAGCACCAATACGGAGCATCGCTGGATCGGGCCGTTCCTCTGCCCCGGCGAGGAGACGCGGTCTGGCGCTTGGCTGACCGAGTTTGACGACGGAGTGGACCTAGCGTCGAGCGTGTCGATCGACGCTGACCCGGCGGCGGATCTTGTGGAAATCACGTTTGAGGATGACCGCGCGGGCAGCACGTTCATGCAGCGTAACGTAGCGGCGCAGGTGTTCCCGCCCGGCATCAAGCGCACGGCGTCGGCAATCAGCTTCAAGGCGACGATCCCTGATGAGCTGGTCCTGGAGGTGCTGGGCACCAACGGTGGCGGCGTCGAATCTGTGCTCCAGACGTTCCGGTCAGCGGACACGCCATCGCCGTTGACGACGCTGGGCATCGACCTCACGAACGTCGACCAGATGTACCGGCTCCGGCTCCGGGCGCGGCACAAGGTGATCACGGGCGCGAACGCATCCGGCGGCACGGCTATCGCCGTGGCGAGCGGGTCGCCAAAGGCGATGCTGTTCACCCTTGAGGCGGCGAGCGTGATCGAGGCGATCGCCTTCCGCGTTGCCGAGGGGAGCACGGCCCCGACGCAGAGCCTGAACATCGATCTCTACCGGGTCAACGACGACGACGAGCAGTCCGTGGATACGTCGGTGAAGCTGATGCCGACGCAGACGATCACGCCTGCGGAGACCACGACGGCGTACGCGACCATTTCCAAGACGGTGGCGAGCGCGGTGCGGCTCGACGCGGGCGTCTACGCCTTCACCTTCACCACGGCTGACACGGCGGGGTACCTGCTCCAGGCATCGGACGGGTCGGTGTACCCGAACGGTGAGGCGCGGCAGGGGGGACAGATCGTGCTGTCGATATCCGCCGATTACGACGCCGACGCGACGGCGGGTGGGACGCTCGATGAGGTGGGCACGACGCTGGTCATCGGGTCCCCATCGTCACCGAATCAGGAGCGGGCGGCGATCCGCTTCCCGCTGTCGTCATTGCCCGCGAACGCCAGCGTGGGGAGCGTCGCGTTCTCGTTTGAGGTGATGAAGACGGCCCCCAGTCATGTGATCCACGTGGGCGCCTACGGCACGGTGGGCGATCAGCCGGGGCAGGCCGACCCCGACGCCGACAGCGGGGCCGACCTGTATACGTCGTGCCGTCTCAACCCGATGCCGTCCTACGGGTTCCTGAACGCCGAGATCGAGAGCACGGGGGTCAAGACCGCATCGCTCGGCGGCACGGTGGTAGCTGACCTGACGGCGGCGAACGCGGCGGGCGGGGATCGGTTCTCACTGGCCTTGTTCATGACCGGCAGCGGGAGCGACACAGCGGAGATCGCGGCCATCGAGCACGCATCGGCGCAGGAGCCGCGGCTGATCGTCACGTACACGCCGTCCGCGACGGCGAGCTACACCACGCGGATCCCGCAGGATATCTGGTTCCGCGTGTTCGGCACGCCGACGCAGGGCGATACGCCCGTCGGCTCCGGCAACCAGCTGATCATCGACGAAATCGTGATCAAGCTCGACGACGCGACCCCGCGCACGCCATTGGTCGTCTTTCAACAGGCCGATCAGGATTGCTACTACCTGCAGGGCACGCTGGAGAATGTGACCACCGGGCAGAGTGTCACACTCCGCGCGCCGTTGCAGATCGGGGATGAGCTGGATATCGACTTCGCGACGATGGCGGTGACGCTCTCCGACGATGATCTTGCCGACACGGCACAGCCAAACGCCATAGGGGCCGTCAGCGATCTGGGGAATGCGTTTAGCCTCATGCCGGGGTCAAACACGCTGCGCTGGACCGAGGGCGGCGTCACGGATACGGATATCCGCCTCCGGTACCGGGACGAGTGGCTATGAGTCTGATCGTCAGCGTCTACGCTCCCACCTGGCCATTCCGGCGGCGTCGGGTGTTGCGTTCCGTTGAAGGCGTCGCATATGCGTTTGAGCTGATGCGCTATGGATCATTCGAGTTCTCACTGCCGTCACCCGATGCGGATGGCATAGAGGCTGGCGACCTCATCGGCATACAGTCGTCGCGGGGTGTGCCGGACTTCGGAGGCGGCATCGACCAGGTAAAGGCGGGGGCGGGGGCGTACACCGAGATTGCCGGTCGGGAGCTGGCCAAGATCCTTGACGATCGGCTTGTCGCGCAGCAACGGACTTTTGCGCCGGCAGCGGGTGGCGACGTAGCGCGCGAACTGGTGCGCCGTGTGTCCGGCCGCAACCCGACGGGCATCATCGCGTTGCCGACGGGCGCGTCCGCCCCGATCGTCTCGTCGTTCACCACACGATCCGAAAGCGTCCTTGACGGCCTCGATCACATCGCCGCCCTTACCGGGTGGGAATGGGAGATCCGCTACACAGCGGACGTTCGTCTGACGGCGCGCTTCATCTGGACACGTCGGGTCGGCGTCGACCTGCGTAACCGTGTCCGTTTTGGGCCGAGCGTACTGGCCGAGTACGAATACGAGTTCGACGCATTGGCGCAGCGCCAGCTCGTCCAGATCGTCGGGTCGACGGGCGAGTACGGCGGACGGCCATCGGCGGCCGCCGTGATCGACGCGCCGGTGACGCTTCAGGATCTCTCGACGATCCAGCTGCCGATCCGATCGCGCCGACGCCAGCGGCGCGGGGTCTATACGTCGCGGGAGGATGCGATTCTTGAGGCGTCGCTGCCGGACGGGCTCAGCGTGCAGCGCCGGGCGACGGAGGATATCTCCCTTGTCATCGCAGGGCAGGAGACGCTGACCATCTCCGTGAGCGCGCAGGCCAATTGGTCCCGGCTGCGTGTGGGCAACGTGGTCACGATCGCGCTTCCGCGCGTGCAGGCAGGGGGGGATTTCGTACGCCCGTTCCGCATCCAGGCTATGCAACCGGACGATGAGGCCGGTATGTGCCGCCTGACCGGCAAGGTGCTGGTATGAGACGGCAGCCACCCGACCTGATTCGCGGCGCACGGGAGCGGCTCACCAGGTCGGGAGTCATCGTGCGCCAGCAAGAGACGCAACGCCGCCTGGGCCAGCTGGAGCGGGCTGGCACCAGCGGAGGGAAGACGATCATCGAGCAGATCACCAGCGCATCCGCCGGAAGCGCGGGCGGCTCGACGCCCGCCGCGCACGCGCTGGAGAGCGCAATCCACACGAACATCGACGCAGCACCGGCCGCGGACGACACGCTGATCTTCGACGGCTCGGTCTGGCAGGCCCGGTTGCCGTGGCAGATCTTCGACAGCACAAAGGTGACGGGGCTGGTCGCATCGGCGGCGCAGATCGTGGGCTACGTCGGCGGCACGGCCACCGCCGACCAGCGCCTGCTGATCCACGAGCACGGCGTGATGGTCCACGGCGACGGCACGGTCGACGCCGCGACGCTGATCCTGAACCCAGGCTGGGGGTCGTCACCGCTCACCGCGCCGACCAACAGCGGCTTCGCGTTGATGCTGGGCGGGGGGCCGCACTGGGAGGGCAGCCCCAGCGGCGTCTGGACGCAGAGCGATCTGCGGTTCTTCTACGATATCGATCCGACGTTCACGCATTCGGGCACGCTCAAGGGGCTGCTCGTTGGGATGCTGACCGGCAGCGCGCCGCAGGGGACGATCACCAACGCGACGGCGCTGGAGGCGTACACCGAGCTGGTCGCCAGCACGATCACGAATCATCGCTACCTGCACCTGAAGGCGCCGGTGGTGAACACAGGCGGCGGCGCCGCCATCACCAACATCTGGGGCATCGATATCGACGATTTGGATGCTACAGGCGTCGGCACGGCGCGCGGCATCCGCAACAACAGCCTGACCCGGCTGGTCGGCACAACGACGGTAGGGCTTGACGGCGACGGGCCGCAGGTGTTGTCCGTCAGCGGCAACGTGGGGCTGAACAATCAGGCGGGCGTCGTGTTCTACGAGGGCGCGGCGTTCAACGGCAATACATGGACGATCACCCCCCCGTCGTCATGGAGCACCGATTTCACGCTGCTGTTGCCGTCCGATGTGCCGTCGGCGGGCGAAGTGCTCAAGGTGGCGTCGTACTCGTCGGGGACGATCACGACCGAGTGGTCGTCGGCTGCGGATATCACCGGCACGAAGGCCACGCTGCTGTTGCTGGCGGCGTCGGGCAAGCCCGCCACCACGTCAGGCTGCGCGGCAGGCACGACCGTCGAGGCGAGCACGAACGACGTAGATTACGACGTGCTGGACTTCGACGCGAGCACGCAGGAGTACGCCCGCTGGCAGGTATTCATGCCGGATAACTACGACCCGGCGGTGGACATGAAGGCGACGTTCGTCTGGACGACGGCGGCGTCGAGCGGCAACGTGATCTGGGGCATCCAGGCGCTCGCGGTGCCCGACGACGGCGCAATCGACCAGGCGTGGGGGACGGCGGCGGAGGTCACGGACGGCTTCCTTGCGGCGGGGGACGTGCACATCTCGGCGGAGTCGAGCGGATTTGCGCCAGGGGGCACGGATGGGGCGGGGCGGATGTTCTTTTTCAGGGTGTACCGCAAGGCCGCAGACGGGGGCGACACACTCAACGGCGACGCGCGGCTGATGGCTGTGCGGATCGAGTACGGGATTACGGCGCTGAGCGCGTAGGGGGCGGGGAATGCCGACGGCGCGGCTGACAGTCCTTGATGCACCGGCGTGTAAGACCATCGCTGATGCTGCGGTGGCCGAGACGCGCGCCTTCTGGCCAGGTTCGGTGAGCAGCTTTGATCTGGCGGTGTGGGAGAACCTGGTGCAACTCGGCGGTTGGAAGGTCACGGCGAACAATGGCGCGATGCGTGGCTTCATCATCACACCCGAGCGGCCTGTGCCTGTTGGCCCCAACAGCGGGGAGCGGGCGGAGGAGATGTTCATCTGGTACGCCGCGCAGGGGCTGAGCAATGCCGTGTTCGCCAGTTCTACGAAAGAGTTATGGACGGCGTGGTGGACAGACCTGCGCGACCGTGGCATCCCGTTTGGGTGGGGCAGGAATGCGCCGCAGTATCCAACGCGCACCGAAACCCTGTTCCAGAACGCGATCACGCGCGGCGGGATGCAGATGATCACCAGCGTCGAGGACGGCGTAGCGTGGCGCTACGTCGTGATGCGCCCCCCCGATGCGCTGGCAGGACTGGCGAGGCTGTAGGTGGGAGCCGTCACGCGCGACTACGGCACCCTGTTATTCAGTGACCCAGCGTTCGACACTGCGGACAAGCGCTATTTTCCTGACAACGCAATCGGTGCGGCGATCTTGTCCGATGCGGACTTCCGCAGTGGTAAGTGCATCCGGTTCAACTCGGCCGCCAACACCGAGCGTGTTCGCTACCATCTGGACTCGATGCCAACCGACGGCTCGGATTACATCGAGCTCGCCTACGGCGAGCAGGTCAGGTACTTCTTCGAGTACGACGGCGCGAAGACCGGCACGGCCAACCGCGTGTCGATCTTCGAGGCTGCGGGCGGCTCGGTGCAGCTGCTCATCAAGCTGGAATCGGGCGGCTCGTACACCTTGCGCGTATCTATTACTGACCGCAACGGCGGGGGGCCGACGACGCACGATATCTCCTCGTTCCCAATCGGGGCGGGGGTGGTGCGCGACATGGAGGTGGGGATCCGCCGCTGGCTCGACGGGGCGGATACGAAGGTCGAAGTGATCGTCCGCTGGGATGGCGTACAACAGGCGGTGGTCAACCACACTATCACGGGCGCAGACAAGACCGTTCGCGTGCACAGCTTCTGGATCGGGCACACGGCGGACAGCGAGAAGGCGGTGACGTGTGACCACCGGCACGGGCGTGTGCATGTGTCGTACAACAACGGGACGATCAGCCGCGCCGACCAGCAGTGGTACACCGAGTGGGAGCCGTCCGTCCTGCAACAGCTGCCAACATCGGACGTAACCTCGCCGGACGAATGGACGGGCCAGGGTGACACCGCCAACCTCTACGCTAACGTCGATGACAACCCCAGTTCGTTTTCGACCGGAAACTACACATCCAACAGCACGTCCAAGTTCGAACTTCTGATGGGCTTTGCGGCCGTAGGATCATTGCCGAACATCGCGGCGGTGATCTGCCTGTACAACGCCCGGCTGTCTGCCGGTGCGCCCGTTGGCAACCCGACGCATCAGGTCATCGCGAAGAATGGGGCGGGCACCTACAAGCGTCGGCCACAGCACACGGCGGAGTCTGGGACGCAGCTCAACGACGGCATTATCATGGCCGGGGTGTTCCTGACGGACCCGGCGAACGCCGCCTGGACGTCGTCGAGCGTCGATGACAACGACTTCGGGCTGGACAAGCCAGCGACCGGCAGCGCGTCGGGCGGGTCGGTCGGGGAGTTCTGGCGCTACGTGCTATACGGGGGCGCTCAGTTGGCTGCGCCTGCCGCTCGCAGCGCTCCAGTGCTGATGAGTCCAGGCGGAATGGGGGTGGTGTGATCAACGAGGACGAGATCCGGGCCGTGATCAGTGCGGAGCAGCTGGAGCGGGCCATCGCCCGCCACCGCGACGCGCTGACGCAGGCGATCGCGGATGAGTACGCGCGGGGGCTGATCGCCAACCCGCCGGAGCAGCACGTCACGACGCCGGCGGGGGAGGCGCATCCGGGGTGCGCCTGCGAGACATGCTGCGCGCGCAGGCTGGCCGGGCTGATGGCCAGCCTGCGGCGGCTCGATCAGGCGAACGGGAAGCAGGCGCGCCCGCCGACCGTGCGAAGGCGGAGGTAAGCGGACGTGCTCTACTGCTCGCGCTGCAAGCGGGCGGCGCCGCTGGGAGAGTGGCGCGAGGGGAAGATGATCGACGTGCTCGCGGCGGGACGCGGGCACATCTGGCATCATCGTTGTGGCTGGCGGGTTGCCGTCCCGGACCGTGCACTGGCGGACGGCGCCCGGTTGCCGGAACGGGGTACAATAGGCGCGATGCGATAGGTCAGGGGCAGACCCGGCAGAGCGGCGCGGCTGAGCCGCGGCCCCCCCGGAGAATGGGGGGCCGCGGCTCGTTCGGTTTTCTGGAAACCTGGGAAGGGGTCATGTCGTTGGAGCAGATCGGGGAGCTGGTGAAAGATGTGGGATTCCCCGTCGCCGTGGCGACGTTCGTCCTCGTGCGCCTCAACGGCAAGATGGACCGGCTGACGGAGGCACTCTACAAGCTCATCGAGAAGCTCGAGCAGCAGGCGCACCGCGCGGCGCTTCGCGATGCAGAGATGGCCTACGAGGAGCGAGTCAGGCAGCAAGGAGGATCGCTATGAGCGAGACGGTCTACAAGGCGGTGCTGACGGTGTCGCAAGTGGCGGCTGCGGTCGGCGCCTTCGTGTTGTCGGCGGACGCGGTGCCGTTCGGCTTCGACGCGTACGACGTGGGGCTGGCGATGGTGTGGCTGGGGACGATCGCCGGCATCATCGCGACGGTGTGGCGAGCGAACTGGATTCCCGGCATCACGACCGGGATCGGGAACGAGTGAGGCGGTCTGATGCTCCCGACGATCACGATTGGCGGCGAAGAGTTTTACGACATCACCGGCATCGTGCAGCCGCCGCGCGCGCCGCGGCCGTCACTGATCGGCCTGGGCATCCATCACTCCGTGGGGCAGCAGGACTTCGCGGACCTCAACCAGAGCGGCACGAACATGGACGAGGAGATCGCGCACATCAAGGCGATTGACGCTTACCACGTGCGCGTGGGGTACGGGGGCTTCGGCTACAACGGCATCGGCTTCGCGAGCGGGCGGGGCTATGTCGTGGGCGACGGCAAGCAGCAGCGCGCCGGCATCTACCGGCGCAACCACGAGATCGAGAACTTCTGCCTGGCGGGCGACTTCTCGATCAAAACCGTGCCGCTGGGCCTGGTGCTGATCGCGGCGCGGTGGGTGAAGGCGAAGTGGGCGCAGCACGGCGTGGAGCTGCCCGTGAAGGGTCACATGCAGTGGGCGCTCCCGGAGTCTCCGACATCGTGTCCGGGCGCGGTGGGCCTGGCGTCGGTGCCGACGATCGTGGCGGCGGCGCGCAACCTGCGGGACCGGCCGGACCTGATTGCCAGGCAGGTGCGGCAGCGGATCACCGCGGCGCTACAGCCGGCCTGGGCTGCGGGCGACATCGAGACGCTGGCGCGGCAGATCGCGTTCATCAGCGGCGGGAAGCTCTGCGGATGATGGGAGGCGTGTAATGGGCGGCGTCGTGGATAACTTCGTGTGCGATGGTTGCAAGCAGCAAGTCCCGCGCGAGCAGATCGGCAAGTGGGGAGCTGACTGCAAGCCGCTCTGTTACCGCTGCACGCATGGCAAGCAGCCCGCAAGGACGCGTGCGAGACGGGGATTCTACGCGCGGTTCAAGCGCGTGGAGGTCCGATGATCTGGTTCGTGCTGGGCTGGATGCACGGCTTCTCGGTTGCCGTGTGGCTGATGGGATGGGTCAACGCGGCGTCGCCGGGCCGGGGACGGGTGCAACCGGGGGCGCCGCTGGCCGATGGAGACACGTACGCGGCGGCGCTCGCGCGGGCAAGGAGCAGGACCTGATGGCCAATCCGATTTACTACGCAACGGTGATCGCGCAGGATATCGCCACAGACCTGTGGCCCCGGTACCGGGCGACCGACGAGTCCTATCTGCGCCAACAGAAGGCGGACATCGAGGCGAAGATCGCAGCGCCCTACACGGACGACTGCCGACACACGCCGACGCACTACTTCAGCGATGCGGCCGGGCAGCAGCAGTACGACCGGCAGGCGTGCTGGCAGCGGCAGTACGACGATAAGCGGGCGCTGGAGCGCGTGCTGGCCGAGTCGACGATCCCGCTGCTCGACACGATGGCGCAGCGACAATCGCTGACGCCGTCGGATCTGCACTGGTGCACGCAGGAGATCGCCCGCGATATCGACCGCTGGTTCCGGACGTACCTGGGGAAGCGGACGAACTGGCGTGACGTGTTCGTCGTCGCGCCGGTGGGCCACCGCGAGCTGATGACCGAGGGTGGCGTGTTCTACGGGCCGCCCAACGGCGCCCAGGAGTACGAGATCCACCCCGCCGGCGGCGGCTTCCGGCCGAACACGGTGCTACCGTACGTGGCAGCGGCGATCATGGCGCAGTATCCGGACTCGGGGTTGCGGCAGCCGGACCCGGTACAAGCCCCCTACTGGTACGTGTGGGACGCGCCGGGAGGCCCGCGCGACGAGCACGGACGGCCGGCCGCGAAGGTCGGGGTGGGCGTGGCTGCTGGCCACGGCTGGTACGGCGCCTTCCCGCCGCCGCCCTATGACCCGGCCCACCCGGAGCAACACAATGTTGCCGGCGGCTGGTGGGGCATGGAGGAGTGGGCGCGCTGGAAGCTGCTCGGCTTCCGGGACGCGCACGCCGCGCTCCGGAACCCGTTCCAGGCCAGGCACGCAGCGTCCGAGTCGCACGAGTTCGCCGGCCACTGCTTCGACTGGTGGTGCCATCGTCTCGACCGCCCGTCGTACGTGCCCGAGCGGGACGCGGCGACCTCGTTCAACTCCTACCCCTTGGCCGGGCACTGGCTGCTCTACTGGCAGCGCGACCAGCTCCTCGCCTCGGCGTCGTCGTTCCTCGACGACGTGGAGCGGCCGCAGCCGCTCGAACTGAACGTCGTGGATCGCCACGTCTACCCGCGCATCAACCTCTACCCGCCACCTGAGGCGTTCGCGCTGGCGTGGGAGCAGGATGGCTCGTCATGGATCGTGCGCGACGATCGGCCCGTCTATCTACCTGATGGCGGCACGGTGACCGCGCGACTCCTCGGCGGTTACGGCCTGCACGAGGACGTGCGCACCGAGCTGGGATGGGCATCAGTGCAGCTCGAGGCTCCGCCTCCACCCCCACCTCCTCCGCCCCCACCCCCGCCACCGGCGCGCGTGCTCGAGCGGATCGAGATCGTGGTGAGGGGCATGGAGCCGGCGATGGTGGAGATGACGCGCGGGGAGCGGCTGCCGTACCTCGTGCGCGGCTACTGGTCCGACGGGAGCACCGCGGCGCTGGACGCGGCCGTCAGCTCGTCGCGGGAGTCGGTGGTGCGGGTGCGCAACGGGGCGCTGGAGGCGCTGCGGCGCGCGCCTGGCTCGTCGCCGTCGCCGACGGTGACGGCGCTGTACGGGGGGCTGGCGGACGCTGTGCGGGTGGTGGTGCGCTGATGCTGTCGCTGCCGGCGTTGCTGGCGTTACCCGAGGAGGCGGGCGCTGTGGCCGGCTCCTGCTATATCTGCGGGACCGCAACTGAGCGAGGTTGGCGCGAGGCACCGAGCGAGAATTTCACGGCCTGGGCGCAAGTATTTGCGGGCGATGTTATCTGCCCCCCCTGCCATGCGATGCTCAAGACGCCAGCATTGCGGAGGCAGTCATGGATGGCGACCCGCCGCGAGGAGCCTGCCGCATGGATGATCACTGGCGGCGCACCTTCGCGGCGTGGGCGCAGACGCCCGGCTATCGGCGCAAATGCTGGCAGGCGCACCGGCGCATCAAGGCGGCGCTGGCGACTGCGGGCAAGCCTTACGCCGCCTGGTCGGGCGGCAAGGACTCGACCGTCATGCTCGACCTCGTCCTCTGCCAGCGGCCGGGCATCGCGGTCTATCGCTCGCGAGGCCGGCATCCGCGTGCGGTCGAGCGCGAGCTGGCGGTGATCGCCGAGGCGCTGGGGATCCGCAACCTGATCCTCGAGCCGGAGCGGAGCATGGGTACACACGCAGCGATCTGGCGCGAGCGTGGCTATGACCTTGTGTTCGTCGGCCTGCGAGCCGAGGAGTCGTGCGGCCGACGAGGCCGCATCGGGCGCGGTGAGTCGATCATGATCCGCGAGAGCTGGCCACTCCAGGACTGGACGTGGATGGACGTGTGGGCATACATCGTCGAGCACGATATCCCCTATCCGTCCGTGTACGACCGCGAGGCGCCGCTCGTGGGGTACGAGCGTGCGCGCTTCGGCCACCTGTTTGACGAGCGCATGCATCCATACGGGACGGAGTCCGTCCACAACGTGCTGCACTGGCGCTGGCGCAACGGCTAGGACCTGCGCGTCTCCAGCCCCAGCGCGGCGAGCTCGGCCTGCAACGCGTCGTCGCCAGCGTCAGCGCGAGCACGGATGATGTCATGCAGTGCAACGAGCTGCGTGAGGTACTTGCCTGAGGACCAGCCGCGCGCGGCGGCGCCGCGCTTGACGCGCTCTGCTGTCTCTTGGCTCAAGTCCCCACCGCGTATGTTGAGCGTGGCCATTACTCCTCCTCGAGAGGCTCGACCTGGTGCCACGGTCGAGCGTAGCTGTAGCCATCGTCGCCGTCGATCAGATACCATCCGTCGCTCGTCAGCCATCGGCGGCCGCAGCCACCCTCCTGTCGGCCGCAGCGGAACATCACACGCCCCGGCAGCATGCGGATACGACCGACGGTCAGCTGTGCGGTGTCTCCCGTCGGAGCCCCACAGCCCGGACAGCGCACCTCCCACGGGCCGGGCAAGAGGCGTACGGTGGTGCCAACGGGGAGCGGTCTCACGAGAGCACCTGCGCCAGCGTGCTTGCGCGGTGGTCGATCCACCAACTTGCCGAGGCCTGCCCCTTGACGGCGGCGATCTTGGCGGCGAGGTCCTGGGGGAGCACCCCGCCCGCCGCCTCGCCCTTGGCCACCACATCATCGATGCGGCTGATGATGTCTGCGCGGATGGTGGTCGCCCAGGCGATCTGCTTGTCAGTGCCCGTCAGCGCGGGGAGGTCGCTCATCGCGGCCGCGGCTGCGTCACGCTCGCTGTCGCGCTTGCACGCGAGGCACGGGACGGTCTTGAGCCAGACCGCCTTGCGCTCGCGGTCGGCGTAGGAGCCGTACAGGTGGTGGGTCTCGGTGTGTCCGCAGGTGTGGGTGATCGGGTATTGCATATGGCGTCCTCCTTACACCCCTACTGTAACACGATGATACACAGCGTGTCAAGAAGTAACACAAGGATTATTTTCGATCGCAGGCAAAGGCCGAGCATGCCCCTCGGCATCCTCGTCGGTCGTCCACCTAAGGCGACCCCGTCCTGAAGAAGGTGCAGCGCAAGCGGCTGATCCGCGGGGCTGCGTACCGGCGCCGCAACGAGATGATCCTGCGCCTTCTGCAGCAGTACGGTGGCGAAGGGATCGAATACGCGCCGTACCGCTCGCGGGTGGTGTGGGGCAGTGTGCTGCCGCTCGACCGGTCGCGGCTGGTGGCGGATGAGCGGGCGCTGGTGGCCGCGGGGATCCATTCGCGGCGACGGGCGGCGGATGAGCTGGGGGTGGAGGACCCGGAGCTGGAGTGGCAGCGGTGGCTCGAAGAGCAGGCGAGCGTCGGCGGCGGGGAGCAGGAGCCAGGGGCCGGGGGCAGGCGTTGAGGGTTGGGAACCGGAAGCCGAACCCGGGAGGGCGGATGGCTGATGCGCTTGACGGGGTTATGGGGGCGCACGTAGCCTGAACTGGACATTGGACGCTGGGAGCGGAGAGCTCACCAGCCGGTTCCGCGGGAGCTGGGGTCAGCCCGGCTGAGAGGGCCGCCGAGATCGCGGCCGACCGCCGAACCTGAACCGGGTAATGCCGGCGCAGGGAACGAACCACCTCCTTCGCGCCTCCGGCATTCCCAGGCGGGGCGCGACCATGCAAGACGAGACTTGGGACGACGACCAGCCGCCGGCAGAAGCGCCGCGGGCGTTAACGATCGCCGGCAGCGATTCGGGGGGTGGCGCGGGGATCCAGGCGGACCTGAAGACGTTCGCCGCGATGGGCGTCTACGGCGCATCGGCAGTGACGGCGGTGACGGCGCAGAACACGCTGGGGGTGAGCGACTGGCTGGCGATGCCGGAACAGCTCGTCGCGGGGCAGATCGATGCTGTCCTCAGCGACATCGGCGCGGACGCGGTGAAGACGGGGATGCTGGCGAACGCGATGATCATCGAGACGGTCGCCGCGAAGGTGCGCGAGCACAACGTCGAGCGGCTGGTGGTCGATCCCGTGATGGTGGCGAAGGGCGGGCACAAGCTGCTGGAGGACGATGCGGTGGAGGCGCTGGTGCGCGCGCTGTTGCCACTGGCGGCGATCGTCACGCCGAACGTGCCTGAAGCGGAGGTGCTGATCGGCGGGCGCATCGAAACGTGGGACGAGATGCGCGGCGCGGCGGAGCGCATCGTGGCGATGGGCGCGCGGTCGGTGGTGGTGAAGGGCGGGCACCTGGCGACGCCCGAGGCTTCGACGGACCTGTACTACGACGGCCGCGGGTTCCGCGAGTTCACGGCCGTGCGCGTCGATACGAAGAACACGCACGGCACCGGCTGCACGTTCGCATCGGCGATCGCGGCGGGGCTGGCGAAGGGACTCGACGTGCCGGGCGCGGTGGCGCTGGCGAAGTCGTATGTGACGCTGGCGCTGCAGCACGCCTTTCCGGTCGGACACGGGCATGGGCCGGTGCACCACTTCTACCGGTTCTGGCAGCCGTCGGGCCCGCGCTACAAGCCTGGCAAGCGTCTCGCGCAGGCGCCGCAGGGGGGATAG